AGACTTTAGAGTATTCTATAGACTATTCAGTGCTGATTCATCTGAAGTATCACAAACATACAGACCATTTCCAGGTTATACAAATATGATTGACGAGGATGGTGATGGATTTGGAGATACTGCAATTGACGTTGCTTTAAATGATGGTAGACCAGATAAATTTGTTTCTCCAAACGAATTTGACACTTTCTCAGAATATCAATTTACTGCAAATGACTTAGAACAGTTCAGTGGATTTGTAATAAAAATAGTTATGACATCTACTAATGAATCTTATCCTGTAAGATTAAAAGACTTTAGAGCAATAGCATTAGCATGATACCAGTAGAAGGTCACAAAAATTTATTTCGTGATGAAAAGACAGGTGCTATAATTAACACCGATGACAGAGGATATTCTAATTATATGTCTGATAAAAGAAGAAATTCTGATAGACAGGCAGAATTAGATGATGTTAAAAAAGAACTTGAGACTCTTAAATCCATGTTAAATGAGCTTGCCTCAAAGATAACATCATAGTAAATATAAATACTTTTTAGATCTGAATTGCTAACTTAGATGGCAGATATCAAAGTCAGAGTAGGACAACAGAATGCAACCAAGGTGATTTCATCACTAGCGGGTGCTGGAACCCTCTCTTTATCAGAATTAAGTGACGTAAATGCCTCCAGTTTATCTAATGGAATGGTACTAGTATATAATGGTGTGACAAAAAAATTTGACGCAACGTTGGAGTTGACTCCTGGTGCTGCTCAGAACTTAGACATCAATGGAGGAAATTTTTAAATGGCTAGTATTATTAGAATCAAACGATCTTCTGGTACCGCAAAACCAGCGAGTTTGAATTGGGGTGAAATGGCATATGTAACTGGTATCGGCAGTTACGGTGGAACAAATCAATACAAAGACAGAATATTTGTAGGAGATGATGGAACTAATGTCAATCCTGTAGCAGGACATTACTATACATCTATGATGGAGCATACTCCAGGTAATTTAACAGGTGTATCTAATACAAGAAATAGTGATGGTGGTATAGTCGCTGTAGTTGATAGCAATAGAAAAATTGATGAGTGGAACGTAGATAATTTAACTTTAAATGGAAATCAACTATCTTCTACTGATGCTGATGGTGATATCGTTTTCAATCCAAACGGAACTGGAGATGTAGTTTTACCAGATGATACTAAACTTGGATTTGGTGGTGGTAACGACGGAACAGGAACTATTGATGCATTCATTAGATATGATGAAAATGGTTCTGATAGATTAGAAATTGGTGGTCGTGCAACCAGATTTAGTAATACCACAGAAGCGACAACTAAAGATAATGGAAGTGTAGTTTTTGAAGGTGGTATTGGAGTTGAAAAAAATGTAGTTATTGGTGGTGATTTAATTTCTGACGGTGGAAGTTCTAGATTTGGTAATATCCAAATTACAAGTAACGTCATATCTTCACTTGCAGGTGCGGATAATAAGATATTCATTGACCCATATCCAGATGGTTTAAGTAATGAAGGTGATGTTGTTATCAAAGGTAACTTACAAGTTGATGGTACAACAACCACAGTTAACTCAACACAGTCAACTGTAAACGATCCAATTATGACAGTTGGAGAAGTTACAAGTTCCAGAACTGTTATGTCACCAATCGCTTCTGGTGTTTCGACTGCTATTTTAGACGATGTTCAAGGAATCGCTGTAAATGACTTGGTACAGGGTACAAGCTTACCTAATAGTGGATTAACAACTGTTACTGCGATTAATACTGGCATTAAGATGATTACCTTCACGGGTACTTCTCAAGCTGGTATTAGCACTGGAGCACAGTTTACCATAACTCATGCTACAGATACGAATACTGACCGTGGTTTAAGTTTTAAATATAACGTTGGTGTTGGAACTGCAAATCAAACAGAAGGTTTCTTTGGATTTGATGATAGTTCGATTGCAGTCGCTACTGTTGGTACAGGAAATCATGGAACACATGCGGATGGTAGTCGTAGATGGACTTATGTTCCAGATGCAACCATAAGTGCTAGTGTTGTAACTGGTACTAAAGGTTTCTTAGATATTGGTGGTATCTACTATCAATCTGGAGATTTCAATTCTGGTGGTGCAGTATGGTTTGACGATAAAGGTTTGATGCAGTCAACCAACTCACCTAGTTCCCCAATTGACACATCATCAGCAATATTAACTGCGGTAACTAAAGTGGTATTAACTATGCCTGGTAATGTAACTCTTGCGAAAGGTGATATTATTAAACAATCAAGTTCAAACGCTTTTGGTGTAGTGGAAACTGCAGTGAACGCATCAACATCAGTACCATTAATCGGTGTGGAAGGTACTTTTAATACTTCAAATACTTTAATTAGAGAAGGTGTTAGTGGAGGAACATCAAGTTTGGCAGCACCATCTTCCGTATCAACTACATATATTAACAAACCAAGCTTTACTTCGACCCTTGATGGAGGAACTTTCTAGATGCAGCAAAACAGTGAAGTTGATATTAATGTGTTAGTGAACTTATATAATACAAGATTAGCATCAGCATTAAACCAAAATGTACTTTTGGAAGCAAAACTCCAAACTCTAAAAAATGATTTTGAAAAGAAAGAAAAAGAACTTTTAGAGCAAATCGCAAATTTAAAGGATGAATAATGGCAAAACCATCAACCAGACAAGGATTAATCGATTATTGTTTTCGTAAACTGGGAGCACCAGTTTTAGAGATCAATGTTGATGATGATCAGGTAGATGATTTAGTTGATGATACTATTCAGTATTACAATGAACGTCATTATAATGGTATTGAGAGAATGTATCTCAAATACAAAATTACTCAGGAAGATATAGATAGAGGAAGAGCACAAGGAACAGATGGAGTAGGGATTGTCACCACAACTGGAACACAAAATGTAAGTGGATATGGGACAGTTACAAGTAATTTTTATGAAAGTTCAAACTTCATAGCAGTTCCAGAGCATGTAATAGGTGTAAATAAAATATTTAAATTTGATACTAGTTCTATTTCTGGTGGCATGTTTAGTATTAAATATCAGTTATTTTTAAATGATTTGTATTATTTTAATTCAGTTGAATTATTACAATATGCAATGACAAAAACTTATCTTGAAGATATAGATTTTTTACTTACAACTGATAAACAAATAAGATTTAATCAAAGACAAGATAGATTATACTTAGATATTGATTGGGGAGCACAATCTAAAGATACATTTATAGTAATGGATTGTTTTCGTGCTCTTGATCCTGATACATTCACTCAAGTTTATAATGATCCGTTTGTAAAATTATATCTAACTGCATTAATCAAAAGACAATGGGGACAAAATCTAATTAAATTTAGAGGAGTAAAATTACCAGGCGGTATTGAGATGAATGGTAGAGAAATTTATGATGATGCTCAAAGAGATCTTGATGCCTTAAAACAGAGAATGGCAACAGAATACGAAACTCCTCCTCTAGATTTTATTGGGTGATGATTAATGGCATTAAATCCGTATTTTCTACAAGGTTCGCAAGCTGAACAAAGATTAGTACAAGATCTAGTTAATGAGCAGTTAAAAATTTACGGTGTAGAAGTAACATATATTCCAAGAAAATATGTAAATCAACAATCAATAATAGAAGAGGTACAATCTTCTAAATTTGATGATAATTTTTCTATAGAAGCTTACGTAAACACATACGAAGGATACGCTGGTGCTGGAGATGTATTAACTAAGTTTGGTATGAGTTTGAGAGATGAAGTTACTCTTACAATATCAAAAGAAAGATTTGAAGATTTTATTTCACCATTTATGAGTGCAGATGAAGATATTGAATTATCATCAAGACCTCGTGAAGGTGATTTGGTATTTTTCCCTTTAGGTCAAAGATTATTTGAAGTAAAATTTGTTGAGCATGAAGATCCTTTTTACCAATTAGGTAAGAATTACGTATATCAATTAAAATGTGAACTATTTGAATACGAAGATGAAGTTATTGATACATCTATCGATGAAATTGATACACAAATAGATGATGTAGGTTACATTACAAGTTTACAATTAGTTGGTGTTGGTAGGACTGCAACTGCAACTGCTTTGATAAACACTGGATACATTCAGGAAATATTCCTCAATAATGATGGATTTAATTATACAAGTGCACCAATAGTTTCTATAAGTACATCACCATCTAATCTTCCAAATTCAGATGCGACTGCTGTTGCATTTACAACTGAGAGAGCAGGTATGAAGTCAGTTGAGAAAATATTGCTAACTAATGCTGGATTTGGATATACTGAAACACCAACTATTACAATAACAGGTGGAGGAGGTTCAGGAGCAGCTGCGACTTGTTCAATAGAGAAAACGTTCAATGGTGTTGTTAGATTTATTATTACTGATAATGGTATTGGTTTTGGCACTGTTCCAATAGTAACTGTTGCTCAACCTGGTTCAGGAACCACTGCTGTTGGTATTGCCTCTCTTGGTGCTGCTGGTGAATTTAATCAAGTCAATTCTATATTTGTTCAAAATGCTGGTAGAGGTTATAGTTCTGCACCTGTAGTCACAATTGCAAATCCAGAGACTATGAGTGGTATTGGTACATATCAATTTAATGAAGTTGTTCAGGGTATGCGTTCAGGAACACAAGCAAGAGTTAAGAGTTGGGATTATGATACCTTAATTCTTCAAGTTAGTAACGTTGGAATTGGTACAACTACCACAGGGTTCTTTCCAGGCGAAGATATTAAAGGACTCACTTCTGGTGCTCTATACAGCGTTACAACATATAACAAGGATGACACCACCGATAAATACAATGAAGGTGACATATTTGAATCAGAAGCAGACTTATTAATTGATTTTTCAGAATCAAATCCATTCGGGAGTTTTTAATGACTTATCCAGCACCAGATAACATAGAATATGATCCTTGGTTTGACGATAAAGTAGAACCATCGACTCTATTAAGACCTACCAGAAAAGAAAAACTAATAACTATACATGAAGTAATGTATCAGTTATCAAGAGTTAGTCACAACATGATAGGTGGTTCAGAATCATACATGTAAAAAAATGTTAGGGAATTACTTTTACCACGAAATTATAAGAAAGACGGTTATTGCATTTGGCACACTGTTCAATGATATTCATGTTCGTCACGATGATGGTGTGGGAAATGCGATATCTGAAATCAAAGTTCCTATTGCATATGGACCAAGACAAAAGTTTTTAGCAAGAGTTACTCAACAGGCAGAATTAAATAAAGCAACTCAAATTACATTACCAAGAATGTCTTTTGAGATTACAAATATATCATATGATCCAACACGTAAAGCTAGTATAACACAAACATTTAAAGCTCAAGATGTAGGTAGTGGTAAAATGAAAAAGGTATTCATGCCTGTTCCATACAACCTTGGATTTGATTTAAATATATTAGTCAAATTACAAGATGATGGACTACAAATACTAGAGCAAATATTACCATTTTTTCAACCAGCATTTAATATATCAATTGATTTAGTAAAATCGATTGGAGAGAAAAGAGATATTCCTATGGTGCTTCAAAATATATCACAACAGGATGATTACGAAGGTGATTTTGCGACAAGAAGAGCATTAATATACACTTTATCATTTACAGCAAAAACATTTATGTTCAATCATATTGCTGATACACCTGAAGGTCTTATTAAAAAAGTTCAGTTGGATTACTACTCAGATACTAATACAAGAACAGCATCAAGAGTTCAGAGATATACAGTTCTACCTAAAGCAAAGAAAGATTATAACGAAGATAATGTTATAGATACTCAAGATGATATATTAATTGAACCTGGTGATGATTTTGGTTTTACAGAAACAAGTTCTTTCTTTGGTGATGCTAAAGAATTTAGTCCTACAAGGAAGGTAGACATCTAATGACAAAAGGTTACGACTCTTTAAATGATACTTTTAACACTGATGGTAGTGTTGAGGTTGATGCGATTGTAAAAGCAGATGAAGTAACTAAAGTCGATGAAGTCAAAAAAGATTATGATTATACGAGGGGAAATTTATATTCATTGATAGAAAAAGGTCAAGAAGCTATAAATGGTATTATGGAGGTTGCAGGTGAAACTGCAAGTCCAAGAGCGTATGAAGTTGCAGGACAACTTATTAAATCAGTTGCAGATACCACCGATAAGTTAGCAGATTTACATAAAAAGGTTAAAGATATAGAAGAAGATAATCCTAAAAAACAAAGCACTGTTACTAATAACGCACTATTCGTAGGTTCTACAAGTGAACTTTCAAAGATGTTAAAAGACGGATTACTAAATAATAATAGCTCTGAATAGTCTGTATAATGGCAAAGACTTCCTGTAAAAAGGGACAATACTATTGTAACACTGATAAAAAGTGTAAACCTATTCCTGAAGGATATACCGTTCGTGAGGATGGATTTCTTGTAAAGGAAGGATGGTCTGC